AAGATGGAGACATCTATAAGGTGAGATACAAGTATGTGAAGGGTACTAAGAAGACTGCTAAAGGCAGTTCTCGTACTTTCTGTAAGACTATGCTATCTCAAGGAAAATTGTACCGTAAAGAGGACATTGGTATGATGAGTGCAAGAGGTGTAAATAAGAGCTTTGGACACAAGGGTAGAAACTACTCTCTATTTAAGTACAAGGGAGGGGTAAACTGCTACCATAGATGGGAGCGTAGAATCTACAAGAAGAAGTTGAAGAAGAACGGAGAACCTTACGGTGGCGATGCACTACGAGGTACGAGATATGTTAATGTTAACCAAGCGGTAAGAGAAGGATTTAAGCTACCTAAAAACCCTAAAGAGGTTGCAGTAGCACCAATAGATATGCCAAGACAAGGGCATCACCCTAATTACAAAGGATAATGGCAAAAGTATTATTTATAAAGAGAGATGACATTGTACGCAATAGCGTACTCTCTGGTAATGTAGATAGCGACAAGTTCCTACAATTCATTGAGATCGCTCAAGAGATACACATACAAAACTACTTAGGCACTAAGTTGTACGATAAGTTGCGTACTGATATTATAGCAGGTAGTGTACCTACTGCTTATGCTACTTTGTTAGATGACTATGTACAACCGATGTTAATACATTGGGCTATGGTTGAGTATTTACCTCACGCTGCCTACACGATAGGTAATGGTGGTGCATATAAGCATACTGCTGAGAATAGCATAGCAATGGAGAAGAACGAAGTAGACTTCTTGACCAACAAGCATAGAGACATTGCAGAACACTACACTCGTAGGTTTATTGACTTTATGGCTTTCAACAATTCTACTTACCCCGAATATAACACGAATAACAACGATGATGTACACCCAGACAAAGATGCAGTCTTCAATGGATGGCAACTCTAAGAAACGCTACAAAGTCAAAGAGGTTAACTTAAAGAAGCTCAAAAGGCTTGTAAAAAAAATAGAAAGCAATGAACTACGGAAGCATATATAGTTCTACATATTGGGGAAACGGAGTTACTGATAATACTATCGGTTGGGGATCTGTGTATGAAGATTTAGTTTCATAAAAATGTACGACAAGAACTACATACCCTCTCGTACCTCTCCTAAAGGTGGTAGAAGAGGTTGTCTATGTTGGGAAACCTCAACCTATTCTATAAAGTGTTGTGATGGATCAGTAAGAGCGCAAGGTGTTGGTAGTGTTTACTTTACCGATGAAGACTCAAATTTACCAATAAACTTAACACCACCTGTTATTTCTGGAACTGCTGAGAGAGGAGAAACACTATCAAGCACTACAGGTACTTGGACAGGAACAGGAACAATAACCTTTGCATATCAATGGCAAAGAGATAATGTTAATATAAGTGGTGCTACATCTTCAACTTATGTGTTGGTAGCAGATGATGATAATACAAGCATCACTTGTGTAGTTACTGCGACTGATGATGAAGGTTCTACAAGTATTTCTTCAAATGCTATTAGCCCTATACTTGGTTCTCCTTATAATTTGGTTGCTCCTGTAGCAAGTGGAACAGGACAAGTAGGTCAAACATTGTCTACTACTAATGGAAGTTGGCAAGGAGTTGCTACAATCACCTTCACCTATCAATGGAGAAGAGATGCAAGTGATATTAGTGGAGCGACATCAAGCACTTATACATTAGTTGCTGATGATTATGCTACAGATATTGATTGTATGGTTACTGCTACAAATAGTTTAGGAAGTGCTAATCAAGACTCTAATGATATAGCAAACATTGCAGGTAGTGTTCCTGTGATAAGTGGAGTGCCTACAATAAGTGGAACTGCAAAAGTAGGTGAAACGCTAACGGCTACTGCGGCAAGTGTTACAGGCACACCAACTCCTACGAATACATTCCAATGGCAAAGAAGTGATGATGGAAGTACAGGATGGGCTAATGTTTCTGGTGCTACAAGCACAACATATACGGCAGTATCAGCAGATGAAGGAAAGTACCTAAGAGTAGTACAAACATCTACAAATGAAGCAGGAAGTGATACTGCAAATAGTGCCTCTACTACTCAAGTGGCAGCAGCGTTTACAGGTATATTAGATACTTATAGTGGTGCTACTGCTGCTTACTCATTGCGTTTGTTAAGAAGCGGTTATAGTGGTAGTGCTATCCGAGTTAGGAGGGCAGATGACAACGCAGAGCAGGATATAGGATTTAGAAATAACGAACTTGACACTTCAGCCCTTGCTACATTCTGTAGTAATTCCGATGGATATATAACTACTTGGTACGAGCAAAGCGGTGCAAGTGGTGCAGCTAACTTAACACAATCAACGGCATCTAATCAGCCTAAGATTTATGATGGTGCTACGGAATCCGTAGTATTAGAAAATAGTAAGCCTACGATAGAGTTTGACTACACCTCAACGCAACATTTTAGCGCAAGTCCTACAAATTGGAGCAGTATAGTAGATGATACTAACCATACTATTTCTATGGTTTATAATCTTAATCAATACAGTTCACCTCGCTCAGTAATTTATAACATTACTGGCAATGAAATTAGTAGCGGACAAGGGAACTCTCATATAGCTATGGCTCGTAGCAGTCAGTTAAGAATTGCTTACTACGATAAAGGTATTGGTTCTTATACAAAGAAGGCTGGGTTTGCTCAATCAATCGGAGTAGCGCAAAACGGAGTGCAGTATTTAGTAACTTCTATTTTTGATACTACCGATTTTAATTCTTTTTTAAACAGTACAATAGAGGATAACATAATATCCAATCCTGAAGGTACAATAGATGCTAATAAGTTCTTCATCGGTGCTAATGGTAATTCAACTAACCCAATGGACGGAAACCTTCAAGAGTTTATCATTTGGAACGCTGACCAAACAAGTAACCGCAGCGGAATAGAAACGAATATTAACGACCACTACTCTATATTCTAATGTACTACACAAGCACAAATAGAAGCGAATTAGTAGCGTATAACGAATCAGTAAATAGTGGCGAAGGTTACAACGGAACTACTACCACTTGGGCAAAGATTATTGAACATCCAAACGGAACGGATTTCGCAATCTTAAAGCATCAAAACTATGATGCAGTACTAACTTTGGTGGAATCACTCAGCGATGATTGGTTTGCTAATAGTATAGACTAATGAGAGATATCAACAAGGTTATAATTCATTGCTCTGCAACTCCAGAAGGTAGAGATGTATCCTTAGATACTATACGCCAATGGCATATCAAACGAGGGTGGAGTGATATCGGTTATCATTATGTGATTTTGATCAACGGTACTATCCAAGAGGGTAGACCTGTAGAGAGAGCAGGAGCGCATTGCAAAGGACATAACGCTAATAGTATTGGTGTTTGTTATGTAGGGGGTGTTGATGAGGATATGAAGCCTAAAGACACCAGAACTGCTGCACAAAAGATAGCTATGCAAAAGCTCTTACTATCTCTTACGGATACTTACGAGGGTATCACTATTCACGGTCACAATGAATTTAGCAGTAAGGCTTGTCCATCATTTGATGTTCAAACGGAATTATAATTGTAAGTAAGATGAATAGTACAGATTTAAAAGTATATTTGATGAATGTCTCTACGATGGCAATATCCTTCAGTAATTTAGAAGCGACCTTAAAGATCGTGTTATTGATTGCCTCAATCGGATATACTGCCCAGAGATGGTATCTAATGAATAAAGAAAACTAAATGAACATCACCCACGACAACGATAGCTTAGATAGCTTTATCCAAGACCTTACAGACACCCAACAACCTACTTGCAACATTGACAACCCTGAAGACTGCGAAGCCTGTGGTAGTTAAGTGGTGCAGTATTGAACCAAAGGAATGTACTTGTAAAAAAGATTGTAATGAACCCACTAATAACAAAACTGCTCGGAAAAGGCGCACAGGACACGATAGAAGCCGTTTCTAATGTTGTGGATAGGTATGTATCCACTCCCGAAGAGAAAGAGGCTGTAAGAGCCTCTATTGAAGCCGAGATAAGTTCAAGGTGGAAAGCTGATATGGGGAGTGATAGTTGGCTCTCTAAAAATGTACGACCATTAACCCTAATTGTAGTGGTAGCCTTTCTGGTTATTATGACCTTCTTTGATGGTCTTGGTTGGGTAGAAGTTGATCCTGCTTGGATACAACTATGGAATATGTTAAGTGTAACGGTTGTAGGAGGTTACTTTGCAGTACGCTCTTTAGATAAGAGAGGTAAGGTTAAGTAGTTTAGAATCATTCTAAATAGCCTATGCTCTTAAGACTGCTTGTGTTCACAAGTGGTT